AAAGATTCAGAGCCAGAAGAGGAAGAAATTGAGGAAGATGATGGTTTGGAAATTGAATAGGTACGTAATGGTTTGACATTGGTTAGTGGGAATCCACGAGCCAAAAATGGCTTGAGTTAAGGTTTCTTAAAATGAGAAAACAAGGGTAAGCAAAGTTTGAGTATCCTTGTTTTTATATTATGCAGAGAGGAGGACTTTAATTGTCTAAAGTAAAGAAAAAATTAACAACTAATGAAAAGTTGGAGATTATAAATGATGATCCTATTTTGTGGTTAAAGAATTTTGTAAAAATCATAGATAATGAAGGACAGGAAGTCCCTTTTGTTTTAAATAAAGAACAAGAGGATTTTGTAAATAATATGGGTAAATATAATATTATTTGTAAAGCACGTCAGATTGGATTTACTACAATGTCATTGGGACTTATGCTTTATTATGCTTGTACTTTACCTCATACTAATTATTTGATGTTAAGTTATGATGGTGAATCAGTACAAAATATATTTAGCAGATTAAAAATGATGTATGAGAGTATTCCTTACAAATATCAAGTTAAGCAAAGACGTATGAATAAGATGGAATTACTACTTGAAAATGGTTCAAGGATATCGGTCAAAGTCGCAGGGAACAAAGAACTGGGGAGGTCATTTACTTGTCAAATGATACATTTAAGTGAATTTGCATTTTGGGAGGAAAAACAACAAAGTAAAGGACTTTTAGCATTAGAGCAATCACTTGCAAAAAATCCTAATTCAAAGATAATTATTGAAAGCACAAGTAATGGAATAGGTAACAACTATTATAATCTTTTTACAAGTGCTTATAAAAATAATTCAAAATATAAGACATTTTTTTACAATTGGTATCAAAATAAAACACAATTTAAGTCGGACTATGACCAAGCGGAAACATGGTATAAATCAGAATGTCATGGTGTAAGATTAGCACCTGATGATTTAACGCCTTATGAGAAAGATTTGTACGATAAAGGTGCTACATTAAAACAATTAATGTGGAGGCAATGGAAATTATTGGATATGACACTTGACGAATTTAACCAGGAATTTCCTTCAACTCCAGAGGAATCATTTGTAACAACTTCAACAGGAGTATTTGATGCTGCAATTATAACAAGCAGGTATAATTATCTTCCACAACCATTAAAATATAATGAAATTAAACCCCTTCCAGAATCATTAATTAAATATTTTGGTAAGGGACTTTTTATTTATAAGAATGTAAAACGTGGAGAAAGGTATTTTGGTGGAATAGATACAGGAGCAGGGCTTAAAGGGGACTATTCATCTATAGTTGTTTTGGACTCAAGTGGGGAACAAGTGGCTGTATTTAATAGGAATGATGTACCAGTTTATAAGTTTGCTAAAATTGCCTATGATTTAGGAATGTATTTTAACTATGCAATGTACTTGCCAGAGCGTAATTCATACGGTTTAGACCTTATTACAAGATTAAGAAAAGAGCAGGGATATATTAATGTTCTAAAGATTAAAAAATTTGATAAGATTAGGGGACAAAAAATTTATGAGTATGGTTGGTACACAGATAATGTAAGCAAAAATAAACTTATAATGGATTTAAAGGAAGCGTTCGAAACGGGAATTATTCTTGTAAATTCAAGGGATACATTAGACGAGATGAGGATATATGTTGAAGATGATGGCAAGATGGGGAATATCAAGGGTGGAGGAAATCATGACGATTTAGTTGATAGTTTAGCATTAGCAGTACAGAGTTTAAAAGCAAATAAATGGTATTTGTAATAACTTAACGACATTTGTCTTTTAGTAATCGAGAATATATCGGTAACTAAATATATAAAGGAAGTGATTTTATGGAACAGGAAATATTAAAAATGGCAATTAGTCAGGGTTTGGGATATGGATTATTTATATGGTTATTAATGTATGTACTTAAAACAACGCAACAAAGAGAAGAAAAATATCAAGATGTAATTACAGCATTAACTGATAAATTAAACATTGTTGATGATGTTAAAAAAGATGTTGAGGAAAATAAAAACAAAATAAAATAAGGAGCGTGATTATTAATGACTTTAGCAGAATATATTAAACAAAATTACAATAGTCCATATTGGTTTGTAAGTGAATGTGAGCAATCATGGCACAGGGATAGAATAGACAATATTTTAAATATAAAGGAATATCTTTCAGGTAAACATGCAATTCTGTCAAGACCAAATGAAGTTTATAATGGCAGGACATTTAAAACAAAAAAGATTGTGTTGCAGTATGCTAAAACAATATTAAATTTTCAGACCAGTTTTTTATTGGGTAAACCTGCTACTTTGAGCGGTGCAGAGGGAACTATTAAAGAATTAAAAAATATTTATAAGAAGAGCAAATATAATGATATAGATTATAAAATTTTAGACAAATTAACAAAATATGGCGAAGTTTACGAATATTTATATTTTTCAGAAGATGGAAGAATAAAATCAAAATTAATTAATCCAGAGGATGGCTATCCGATTTATTCAGATAGTATGGAATACCTCGCATTTATAGAGCATTATACAAGTAATGGTATAAGTTATTGGAATGTATTCACTGATAATAATGTTGTGGAATGGACTAATGCAGGTGGTTATATGCACAAGGTAGGACAGTATAATAATGTGAGTGGATTACCTGTAATATACAAGACACAAAACGAGGAAGATGAAAGACAGGGAAGAAGCGACCTTGAAGATTATGTAAATATACTTGACAACATGGAAGAACTTATAAGTAAATATGCAGATAGTTTCTATAAATTTTTAAATCCAATACCTGTAATGCGAGGGACTAAATTAAATATCGGTAAGAACGGAGAAGGTGCGATTAATCCAGATGTTGTTGGATATGCTTTACAGTTAGATGATAATAGTGATTTTAACCTTATTACTAATAGAATGGATTACAAGTCATTAGAAACTATATATAATATGTTAAGGCAGGCACTATTGGATATATCGATGACACCTTCAATAATCACATCAGGGGTTCAAATATCTAATGTGAGTGAAACTTCTATTAAGATGTTGTATAGTATGGCACAAATTAAAGCACAGATAAACAGTAAGTATCTGATTGATGGCTTTAGGTATCGTTGGAAGTTAATGCAGAAAATGTTGAAATTACAGAATATAGATATAGATGCAAGGGATGTTGAAGTTGTATTTAATATGGCTATACCACAGAATGATAAAGAAGTAATAGAGAACTTAAAAGTATTAAATGAAATAGGTGCTATTAGTTTAGATAGTATATTAAGCCAATCACCTTATTGTAATGATATAACATCAGAGAAAGAGAAGATAGAGAATAACAGAGCCAATTAACCAAGATAAGTAATTCGGTTAAAGTGTAAAGGTTAGGTAGTTAATTCTATTTAACCTTTACATTAATACTATATGTAGTGGTTGCAAAGGAAATAGCATACTATATATTGTGTGTTTAGAATAAATGTGATATACTATATCAAGGTTTACATAATGTAGGGTTTGTTCCCTCATTTTTCGCCTGTTACTACTATAATTACTATAGATATAATTAATATATGTTATAGATAAAGCAAATAACACCTAATATGTAAACTATCCCCCGCTATGTAATGTAAACGCAATAGCATATAATAACTATTATACGCTACTTTAAAGGCAAATGTAGTTGTATCAAGGGTTAGAAGGATAATAGACACAATATACAAACATTTCGTTAAATGATTATTTAGCGAAATGTTCTGATAATGCTACAAATCCAGTAGTATCAAGGGTTACAAGGGTGTCAATAGTATATAAAAGCAAAATTTTATCCTAATGCATATAAACCAATGCATAAAATACATCAATATACAGTAAATATCACATAAATATACACTATTTAAACATATTTGAAGGTTCGACAAGCGTGTCGATACCCCTCTTTCCCTTTAGAGTGCTTTAGTATATCTAATTTTCCACGCACAAAAAATAACTGTAAAAGAAGGAAAATTAATACTAAAGTAGAATACTGTAAAGAAAAGAATTTTTAGTAAGTAAAAATATTTTATCTACTAACTTTATAATCCCTTTAAGTATCCTCAATCAGAGGGTACTTTTTTATATATAAAATATCCTACTATTATTATAAATTTAAAGAGAGGTGTTTTAAAATGGAAATAAGGTGTTCATATTTCAGTAGTGATAAATTACCTGATTATAATGTAATTAATGACATATATAATGATTACAATAATAATTTAAAAAGAAATAAATTCTTTCAAAAGTATAAAGGTATAGAATATTTTAAATTTATGTGGATGGTTAATAAATATCCTCATGTCTTTTATCTTGAAAACACTTATAAAGTTAAGAAGGATTGCGAGTATTATTATTACAATCATAAATATATATATAAGCGTAGTGATAAAAAGCAGTTTTTTGTTTTATTGAAAGATGATGAAGGTGAATATAAATTCCATGAAGTATTAAATTTAACCGATAGACCTGAAAGTAATACATTTAATAAATTTGAAGTATCGTCTACGCCAATTACTGAACAAGATATGGACAGAATTATAAAAAGATTATCTTAATAGAAAGGAATGATATTTAATGACAAATTTAGAACGTTTAAAAATGGAATGTGAAGGTATTGCATTTGATGATAATAAACTTAATGTTTACCTTCAAGAAAATGATTTAGTGCCAACGGTAGAATATGATCCTGCTTCAAAGACAAATAAGAAAAATATTCTCAAAACTGCATTGAGTATTCTTGAATCAATAGCAAATAATCCTTCCAATATGAAAAATTATAAAACAGATGATATTTCAATATCTCAATTTTCCGAAAACTTGAATAACAGGATTGATGCTTTAGATAGAAAAATAAGATTAATTCCAGATGATGAAGGATATAATGACGGTGCAGGTTTTATATATATGTTTAAATAATACAACAAATTTGGAACGTAATCTGAACGTTCAATTTCCATCATATACCCTTAAAACGCTCCTATTTGACCTACAATGCATTATTCATATTTAGACGAGTATTTATATGCCTAACACTTTTTAAAGTGCTTAAAAACGATTTTAGAGCGTCATATTTTAGAAAGAAGGTGCTAGTATTGGATTATAATAGCATAAATAGTGATATGTCTTATTTAATAGAACAATTGGGAAAGCCAATTAAAATAAACAATATATCAACAATTGCTTTAATTGGCAACATTAAAAATAATAGTGAAGATGTTAGAAAATTAATCACAAAGTCCCCTGTTTCCAGAGGTGATTTAATTATTTATAACAATAATAATTATTTAGTTACATCAGATGTGGATAATATTATCTATTATAAAGCAATTATACAAAAGTGTCCTCACACAGTTAAATTTAATTTTAGTGGCACAATTAAAGAATGTCCTTGCTTTATGGAAACTAAAACATTAGACATTGAAACAGGACAGCAAATAACATTACCAACAGGTAAAATGCTTATAACTATTAAAGATAATGTGAATGTGGTGCTACAACAAAGATTTATAAAGTTTAATGAAGCATGGCAAATTGATGGTATAGATAAGACCAAGAAGGGATTAATAATATTGAATGTTGAAAAAACTACAACTAATTCAAACGATGACCTTGAGAATGAAATAGCCGATAGATGGCAGTATGAAACTAAACATCTATATACAATAGAAACAACTAACACAGATACAACTATTGAACAAAATAAAACATTGCAATTTAATGTAGTGGTTAAAGATAATGATGTTGTAGTTGATAATCCTGCATTAACTTATAAATCAGATAATGCCAATTGTAGTGTAAGCAATACAGGACTTATTACAGGTGTTGCAGTAGGTTCAAGTATAATTACTGCAACATTTAGTGCAGAAGGAATAACAAAGAGTGTAAGTATTAATGTAACAGTTACAGAGCCAGTTATAACAGATAACTTTACATATACATTAACAGGTGATTTAGATCCAGATACTTCTATAAAAGCAGGAAGTTATATAGTTTATACCGCAAAGAAATTTAATAATGGTGTAGAAGTTGCTGATGCGAAGTTTGATTTTGAAGTAATTCCAGGAGATACCCCAAGTGATGCATATACGTTAACTGTAAATAGTGATACAGAATGTAGGATTGACGCTCTGAAATATATGTACACTATTACTTTAAGAGCAAAAGATAGAGATGATAATGCTAAATACATTGATAAAGAAATTACTTTAAAAGGATTGTGGTAAACTAAAAAATATAAAAAAATAAAAGGTGAATAATGTGAACGCAAGTTTAAAATTTAAATTTATAGGGCAAAACACTTTCAAATTATTACAACCGATTGTAAATAATCAGAACATATTAAGGTATATAAAATATCTTGATAAAGATAATCCATTGGATTCTGCATTGCTTGATATAGATACAAGAAAAGTAGATTTAATAGCAGATGGAACAATTGTTTTGACACCATTTGATAAGAATGTTTTAAGAGATGAAGCAGTTAAAATATTTTTTACTCCAATAGATATAGATTTTGGTAATGGTAAAGATGTTTTGAATACTACCTATTATATGATTGATATAATGATGCCTACATCAAAATGGAGGTTGTCTAATGGTGAATTTCGTGCTTATATGATTGCTTATGAAATAGCACAAACAATTGATAATAAAAATATTGCTGGATTAGGTAAAGTAAATATAGTTGATAGAGCTATTCAAGGGAAAGTTACTGATACTTTTTCAGGATTAAATTTTAAAATAGCAGTAGATAGTGCCAATAAATCGGTTAATAAAGGGTGAAATAAATGAATGACCTTAGATTCATTTTAGGTATGCCTATACCTATTAATATAGATAATGTGGATATTGGTAAAATATATCCTATGACAATGGAAGAATATGCTTTGTATGGTGATCTATTTGGAGTTTTAAATATTACTAAAACATTATATTTGCAACAATTTGATATGAAAGATACTGAAAATAGAAGTTATATTGAAAGAAATGTTAAAAATTTTGATGTTGTATGCATGAATCCTCAATTCATTGTAATGTTAGCACAATTATTAGCAAAATCATTTAAAACTGATGATGTTAAAAGCAATTTTGAAGGGATATATAAAAATTTATATTTGCTTAATGAAGATAAAACAAAAGACATTTCAGAGTTAGAGTTAATTGATTTTTTTAAACAAATAAATATATATGTAGATGGTAAAAAAATAGATAGAGATAATTATGACTATATTCGCAAAATGATTATTAAGTGTAACGGTATTAGATTGCCAAAACAAAGTAAAAACAAAGAACTTCAGAAATGGTTTGATAAAAGTTATGATCATAAAAAAGATGATACTGACATGGAAGACATTTTAACAACAGTAATGGCTTATACAGGATATACTCCTGAGCAAATAAGGAAAACCACAATTTATCAAGTCAATGCTTTTATTGCAAGGATTAATAAGTTAAAAGAATTTGATACTCAAATTCAATGTATGTGTGCAGGAGCAGAAAAAATAAAGTTAGAACCATTTACTAAGCATATTAACTTGTTTGAGGAAGATAAGATTAGTACAAGCCTTGATGAATTCAAACAACAAATGGGCGGATTACTTAGTAGTAAATAGAAAATATAAGAAAGAAGGAGTATTATGAGTTTAGAAGGAAAGAAATTTCAAGTTATTGATACTATGGAATTGATGTGTATAATAACAGATGATGATGGAAGCAAAAGGACTCTTTTTACAGGTGATACCGATAAAGCAGAACTTTCAAAGAAATTCAGTAAAATAGAAGTATATAGTGGAATAGGACAAAATAAGAAGTTTAATCTTTTTACTAAACCAGAAACATCTATAAAATCCACAATCAAAAATTTTGATATGGATTTCTTTGCATTTAAAAACGGTGTAGAATTAGATAAAACATCAAAAGATACATATTTTTTAGGAGAACAAACAGCTATAGCTACAGGCACTGCAACTATAATAGATGCAAATAGAATATTATCAGTAAGAAAACCATCAGGTGCTTTTTATAAATTAGTGACTGTAGAACCTACTACTGATGATGAAGTGAAAATTGAAGGAAATAAACTTACATTTAAAACAGATACAACAGAAACAAGTTGTTTAGTAAGTTATATAGGGACAGCAACAAAAGATAATTTGACAGTAGTAATTGATGGAAAATCAATACCAAGGTCTTGTGAATTAATACTTAATACAGTTGCTTATGACCAAGATACAGAAGTTATTGTAGGAAATGTATATATTGATTTATATAAAGCAAAACTTTCACCAGATTATAATTTATCATTTGAATTGGGTAAACCTATTGAAATACCAGCAGAGTTTGATATTGTATTACCAGATAAGTTACCAACTGGAGAATTAAATGTTGATAAAAAATATGGAGTAATGAATATATCTGAAATATAAAAACTATCAATTAGGGGAGAAATAAAATTAGTTAAATCTCCCCTTATTTTTTAAACAAATTTTCATATAAAATGAGATTTTTATTGAAAATATTCCAACGGAGGTATAAATATGGGTGAATATAGTGAAAAATTATGCGAACAAAAGCACAAAGAAATAGACGAAAAATTTAAAGAACAGGGAGAAACTCTCAAGGAATATGGTGGAAGAATTGGTAAGATGGAACAGGATGGGAGAGAATCTAAAACGCAGACACAAAATTTGTGTGAAATTGTTAAAAGTTTAAATACAACTATGAGATGGTTTATTGGCTTACAAATAGGTGGCTATATAGGTTTCTTTTTCTATGCAGCTCAACG